CGAAATTTTAGCACGTTTCGAATGCTGATTCACGCTCGTGGAAATATTTGTAAAGGACGCGACTATAGTGACACAAGTCACCCGAAATGACTTATGTACACTATAATAGTGTTAACAAATCAGATCGACGTTCCTACCAGGGGAAAAGGGTACATTCAAGCATGATGTAGAACTTTTCTCCACGACAATGGGTAGGCAACCACGCACCGCGCACGTGATATTAGTATATATTTAGACTCCTCTTCAGGAGTTTTAGCTCGGTGGTTGAGCTGGTTGTGGAATAGCAGCGTAAGTATACACAGGTGGGACATTCAAAAAGAAGAACATCGTGTAGTCTATTCCAGCACTAGTATATATTTCAATACTATTGGTATTGGCATCATTGGTTGTAGATGGATGCATTTTTACAACAATACCCATAGAGTCAACGTTAGATTCATCAATAGCTGAACCTCTGACTAGAGTATTGGGGTTGGTGTTGGTCATTCTGAAGCGAGAGTACATTGGTACACTCGCAGCACAACCAGATTGAGTCTTTTGATTGGTAAGATGCACACCAGCATTACCTTGGACAGTGTCTTCTTTGAAAAGCTCGGCGGGCTGAGTCCACTTGGTCCTGACTGCAGCAGCATATGTATCCATAGCATTGCCAGGAGAGCGAGCTTTGAGAGGTAGACGAACAATGTTCATGGAATTGACAAATTCGTTACCATTGAAGTTGACACGCCAGGAGACAGCACCACGTTGACCCTTGAAACACGGTGCTAACCATGTCATGGGTGTGTGATTAACGAAATTGAATCGTCTAACGTCATTATCTCCGGCTGAAAGAACAGCGTAGTGAATACCATTAGGATCATATCCGTAATCGACGGGGTAGCGACCTTGGACAATTTTTGTAGAAAGATTTACAAGAACTGTTTCAGTGTCAAAACCAAAAATACGGTGCAAAACCGTCCGACGTAAACATGTCCTGAGTGACATAATAGGTTCACCCATATATACAAGGTAGGTGGACTCTATTTCGTCTTTGGTATCAGCCATCGCACTCACAGTCACATTATCCTCAGTTATAGTGGGGTTAAGTAAAACCTCACCTGACTGATTCCGAAGTGGAACAGGAAAGTGTGATAGAAGAGGGGAGATGGCAGTCGGATTCGCAAAAGTAAGATTATCACCTCCGCGAACGAAAACAAGAACTCGAATGTCTGCAGAAGCGACAGGGGAGGTCTGTTTTGTCAAAACTCGAAAGTTGAGACAGCCGTTGAAAGATCCTTCTTCCCAAGATGGAGATCTGGGTCCGAAGTTTCGAGTATTGTAAGGATCGGTATCACACTTGAGCCACGTTGTTGGTGACATCCAAGGGATGCGAATTTCAATATCATTGTCCTCAGTGATGTCGAAAGTTTGAGTAAAAGTAACTGATTCAGTATCAGGTACGTCATCAATGTTGGTCTTTGGATCCCAAGAAATTCGAAATTTTCCTCGATGATATTGGGAAGCAATGATCCGGAATCGGAAAATGATATCACCATGCCAAAATCTGAACATTCGTGTCAGATATGCCATGGGAACACCATAAGTAGCGTTTGATGGTTCATTATTAGAGTCACACATGTGTGGTGTGACAAGTGATGAGAACAAAAGCGAATCAGCCGCACTGGCGGCTGGCCACGAGAAGTTGTAAATGTACGATTCTCGAGTGACAAAAGATTCCATAGATAACTCATCTGTACCATCGAGTCCCACGGTACGTGAGTCGACACACAATTCAGTCTTGGGATCGTAAGAAAGTTTCTCAATCGGTGTGGATATCTCGGATGATGCCAAAGCATGAAAGGGCACATCCTTGAAAGGTTGCACATCGGAAACGACAGGAGGATTGGACCAACCAAAGAAGTTGGCAACAGAAGAAGCGGCATTGGCGACAAAAGAAGTCGCTGTCATAAAGGGACCGATAATGGGCACTGTTGTAAGTGCACCAGAAGCAGCAGCTACAGCAGAAGCTGTAGTTGAAACGATACCTTTGCCGTATTCATCTTTGAATCCTTGATTCATTCGAGAGAGACGATTGCCACCAGATTTGATGGCCGGAGTATCACCTTTCGTCTTTTTCTTGAGAGAAGGAGGAGCCCCATTGACACCCTTTGAACGGGAGACTTTGGAACTCTTCTTTGACTTGATACTAACAGTGGAAGATTGTTGAGAGAGCTTGGTCGTTGGACCAGCAAGTTTGACATCTTCAGCCCAGGCGTAAACCTGAATACTGACAGCTTCTCCAGAGACAGAGTTGGCGTTCAAAAGATCGCCTACAGAATCAATGGAAATCTTACCCATGGTTCTGAATTCACCATTGGATGTAAGATCAAGCCAATTCTTGTAGTAGAAGAAAGGGAGAGTCATTTCTCCTCCTTGCGAATCCTGAGGATAAATCCAGATATTGGGTCGCTGAGAGAGAGGTATGATTTGCGCATCAGAAGTAGATGCGGGAATATTGAAAGGATTGAAAGCGAACAAAGGATTGTATGTTACAATCGCAGCACCGTAGTAAAATGGTGAGGCATTGATCATGATTTTCAATTTCAATTTGCAATGAAGAAGAGAATAGTTATCCGTCTTCTTTTTGATTGAAGCCGAATCAAAGTAACGTTCCCAAGGGTCAAAAGACACATCAAGAACGGATCCTTCAGCCCAAACAGTCGTAAAAATGCGAACGGGACGAGAGAGGAATTCACCTAGATCGGCAGAAGCGTTGTAACCATCACAAAACGTGTCATCAACGAGTGGAGCAAAATCCACCATATTACCAGCGTGGGCATCATTGAATTGAACGGTCTGTTGATCGTTACTAGCAGGAGCAACAGTCATCTGTTGCGGAATTTCATTGTTTGTAGAAGCAAGTTGGTATAAAACCAGAGGGATAACTCAGTCCCAACGGAGTGCTTGTTAATCGGGTGAGTTCAGCCAAACTCTTCCCTAAATAGGGATTTTGAGGATTGCTCAGGCAGAGTTATGTACAAGATCCATCAATATAAAACGTGGATTAACAAGATTAATTTATTTACAATTGGGTAACTATCTTTGTACAGAGTGATTTTGGTTTACAATCGGACCTTCACTCAAAGGCCCTTGCCAGTTTAACGACATGGCAGTCGCAGTTATCAATTAGACAGTAATCAGTCCAGATGAAACTTTCCACCTTTGTAGAAGTGCATCATAAACTGGGAATGTCTTATTGATATCCGCGACCCAGTGAACGAGGTTCAACTCATTTACTGCGGTCAAGATCAAATTCCTTTTTTCCTCATGAACTTTTCGTCCATAAAAGAAATATTCATTGTTTACAAAAGTCAGAACAGCGATAGCTTGTTCTTCCTTGGGAATAGACTTTGAGACTAGACCGACAGTGAGAGCTCGATTGATTGAATCGTGCTCCAACGGGCAAGCGTAGTCCTTGAGATCTTCATCGTAGACCCATTTCCTTTTCAGGAAAGAGGCCTCAGAAATGTGGATATAGGGCACACTGACGGCAAGTTTGTCAGCCATAGTGTACTTAATATCTATCGAAGCAAAAGCAGCCTGGATATCAGTATGATTGTACCAGGGGATTGCGGGACTAACACCCATGATGTTGTCATCACCATACGTGAAAAGCGAAACATTTTGTTTGAAACCATCGAGAGTTTTCTCAGGATTCAATAATTTATATACATATCGCATGTAGATGGAATTGACAAGACCATTGATGATGACTGTGAGAGGATGTCCAGAAGGGTTACTTCCGTAAAGTCCGATCAAATCACCACGATAGTTCATCATTGGGAACGCTGTGTCAGTGGCAATACCACGGATACATCGAAGAGAATCTTCGTCGAAGTTACCAGATGCCTTGCAGAGATCATGAATGATTCTGAAAGCGCCTAGAATGACGGCAGAATTCATACGTTTGTCGAATTTGGAGTAATCACCAGCAACCATTCGGTCTTCACCGTGTTGTGTGAGGTACTTGTAGATTTGACCCCACTCATTGGAGTGGCAATTGGTTCCAGGTCCTGCTTCGAAACAGAATGTGTTGCGTTGAAGGACCCTGACAAAGGATAAGCAGTACTTGCGCACCACAATTCCCCAGTCAATGGGTCCACCAGCAAACACTCGGGTTTCCTTAGCTTTCGCTTTGGCCAGAGTGACTGGTTCATCTTTGAGAGTGCCGGAAAACACAGGGTAAACCCTGCGATCTCCCATGTACTCTAGTTCGATATTGGAGATCCTGGAAAGGATTTCATCATTGAAAGTGATGGGTTCTTCACAGCCACGCTCGGGAGCGAGGTGAACTATGAAGTTCTTTTTGGATTTATTCCAGGGAAAACCTGCGCTGGTAGATCGATTGATACTATCAACATAGGCAACCCCAGGAGCACCATTGATAGCTGTGAAAGTGTCATACACTTCAAGCTTGTTGAGTTCACTGCTCGGAAGAGCTGTGAGAATGTCGTTGTAGAATGCATCAATGCACTCATCAATTATGGATTGTTCCATATTTACCACTGGTTTGACCAGCGATAAGGCAGCATGGCGCCAGGGCTCGTATGAACGAAGCTCAGAGGCGGCATGTTTGATGGAATAACCATTCTTGAGGAAGAAATCGCACATGATAGTCCGACTGACGTCAGAACGAGTGTGTGCCATTCCTCCTGGAATTGATCCATACACATCGACGGTGCCTTCAGGTATGAACCTGAAAACACTCTTATCGTGTAGAGTAACCAACGCCTTGGGGGCGGAGGGAGCACCAAGAACTGGTACAGAACTCTGCAAAGTCATTGCTCGAAAGTTGCCTTTGGCTGTTTCAACCCATGATTGAGTCAAGGGTGAACAACCAGCAGTAGAGCCACCGCCAAAGGCGTGGATACCACAGATGACGGGACCGACCAAAGTGTCTAGCACTAAAGGAGAACCGCAAAAACCAGCAATAGTAGGATCAGCGACTTTGCCGATCCAACCAGTACGAGACGTATAGTTGTTTCCAACCTTTACAGTGCCAATTGACACTGCAAAGATTTGTTTGATTTCAGCACAGCCGGTCTCATCACGAGAGACGTATGAACCATTGCACTTAGTCTTGAAGTCATCACAAGCAATGTACTTACCAAGATTGCTCCGAGGAGGAACGGTTGGTAGATGCATCATGCACAAGTCTTTTTCCTCATCTCTATAGAGTTGAGAAGGTGAAACTTGCACAGTGAAATTGCTGTTTACCTGTTCAGTATCAGGAACGAACATAATGTCCATCTTGAAACTGTAACTAGGTACTGTGTGACTGTTGAAAACGTAATATTGCTTGTCGACGCAAAATGCGCGTGTCTTAGTGGCTTTGGTGCCACAAGACAAATAAATTAGACAAGAAACGGTGTTGCGTTCGACTTTGCGAAGTATCTCCTCGAAAGGGCGACCGAAGCATCGAGATGCAGAGGTAGCCTCAGGAAGAACTACGTCGAAGTCTTTCTTGAACCAAACATTCTGTTTTTCCAGACCATCAGGGACTGGGGTAACACCGGAGTTTCCTTGTTCGGAATACAGTGTTTTGAATAACGAGTATAACCCCATACCAGCAGTTAGCGTTGTAGCTATGATTGCAAATGCGTAGGGAACATTGAATGATTGGTAGACTTTTTCACCGATACCAGACCAAAAAGATTTGGTCATGGAACGGTTAAGAAAATGTTTGGCAGAGTCACGGACACTCTTATATGAAGAGTACCATGAGTAACCTTGGGAGTAGATTGAATATGCGCATCGAATGAGATCAATTGTCTCATTGATTTCGTTGCGAAAAACATATCCCAAAATGCTAACGCCTGCAAACAGAGCAGAAGCACTTTTGGTGTTGTACAAACTCACTGTGTTGGATTGTGACGCAAGGTCAGATTCCACACACGAGCAGAGGTTGTTTGGTAGGTTGCACAAAGGGCAAAGTTCGACTTCACTCATGAGTTGAGTAGAGTCAAGAATTTTGTTCTGAACGTCATCGTGGGTCGCAATGACCGAGTTGAAGAATTTCAAAAAGGATTTGAGATCAATGTCCTGGTGGACAACGTCTATTTGAGCCTTCTTGCAATTCGAGCCGATAGGAACAGGAGAAACACGCTTGATTGTCCATGTCCATAGATCTTGGTATTGACCAGGAGTAACTGGGGGAACGAGCGTAGAGTCTAATGATCCATTGTGAGAAGCGTATTCCTCACGAACTTTGGGTTCAATAATGTAAGGAAAGCGGCGCTGAACAGCGCTTGGAAACGAAAAATAATGATGGGCGTTGAGGTCCTCGGTGTTAGTGGTAGCAATAACCAACTTAGCACGCATAGGAGTACGTCCTTTATCATTGAGTTCAGCCTGATTAGGCACAAAAGGGATTGCATTAATAACTTGAAGTAATTCCATGACAGATGGATCGCCTTGTGTAGCCTTATTAGGATGCATGAAAGCAATATCGTCGAAATTAATACACCACTGTTCAGTGGAGAAACCGTCCCAGAATTCGGAAACGGCGTTACGAGTGTAACAGAACTTTTTGTCAGTCCTAAGGCCCTTGACTTTACCGTAGTGGTAGAAAAGAAGATCCTTGATGAAAGATTTGCCTATACCCGAATTTCCATAAACAAGTACGGAGAGAGGGGGAGCTCGTGATTCACGAGCTGCGCTTTTAGTCAAATATTCCATCTTGATCATGATGAGATTACTAACAAAGTAATTGATCTCTTTCTTGTCAGAGGAACTTAGGTGAACAGCATTTTTCTTGATGCATTCACCTTGTTCAATGAGTTCATGAAGATCGCTTATGAAAGCGTGCTCTTCAAAGCCATTGGCGGAAGGATTGGCTAGGAATTTTGATTTCCTAATAATTTCCATTGAACGCTCATAGAAGCTCTCATATGAGGAACCAGAGTGAAAAATGGCTTGAAGGGATCCAGTGTTGTAAACTTGGAATCCTTTCTTTAATATATACAAAAGAGTGTCAATAATACAGTGAAGAAAGTTGAGGTTTCCGGAAAACTTCCGGGAAATAACTTCTCGCTCAAGTAGAGAATACTTGCAGCGGTCAAATGTGATGCCAAACGACTCGAAAACAGAGTGGGTGAGGGCAAACATGCTGAATTTGTACAGCTTTTGAAAAAGTTCAGAGTCCTTGATTTTATTGTAGTGATTGAAAATGTCATAGGCATCATCAACCATCTTTGGGAGAGAACCCTGAAGGGTGGGGTGATCCAATATCTTAATAAGTTCAGACACTAATGTCTTAGAAAACTTATTAGAGGTAACCGCATGTGGAATACGCAGTTTTGCGAAGGTGGTGACAGCTACGATATAATCGGAGCGACTTGAAGCCTTAACAAGATAGTGGATAAGAAGTGCGACATCTTCAACGAGTTTCAATCCCCAATCAGCGTACGAAGACGCAGGTGAGATAGACTCATTGGCCCAAGAACCAGCACTACGCAAAATTTGCGTGTACCTGATTCGAAGATTTTTGATTCGCCCTTGATATGAAAGGGGCTCGGCATTGTCAAAGTGACAAATGCACAAGGGGTATTTCTTATGGCACCATTTGCAGGAGCCAATAGAAGAAATCGATGAAGGAAGCTTACGGCATGTAACTTTAATGTCGGTAGCATCATCGATGAAATCGTCAATTGAAGAACGATACTCGTTGATTGGAGTAATTGGGGGCAAAACGCGTTCGGTGCGTTTGCTGGTGTTGACATCATATAGATATACGATATCGAAGTTGTTCGGGTTTGACGAACCCATTTGATAGACCTGATTCAATACAAGAGATTGTGATTGCATTTTGGTTTTTCGGGGGTGAAGGTTTTAGGTTACCTACAAACCGTGTATGAACTTCCTGAAAGGTAGAACATCCAGACAAAAGAGCTGGAGTCATCTTCACAAAAAGGTTAAAGAGGGTGTTTTTCTATTACAAATCTGCTGGCGCTGAAGCTTTACAGAGAAGTATGAAGTAGGGAGTCCTCGGGATACAATAAGGCCGCTATAGCGAAAAAGAACAGTTGTCAAACTGGTATTTGCTAGTTGCACGTAACCATATTGTCACTGGAAGGTCTTAAGAACCAGTGAAGATCGTAATCAAATCCTGTAACTTTACAACACACTCCTAGGTGTACTAACAACTAAGGAGATAGGTTATATAATTAACTTGGTGTACTAAAAGTACAGAGCTTCTTTATTTAAAGTCAAAGAATGAAGAAAATGACTATACTGGGTTACCAATGGAGTTTAGAGACTATTTAGCTTAAGTCTTGTGGTGGTTGAATACCAATGAACGTATCATGTACGAACTCGAAGACTATGTATAAACTCAATGAGCAACAAATTTCGAACGAGCGATAGACTTTGTAAATTGATGTAAAACCAACCCTCAAAGTAATCAAAACAGACGATAAGTCGACATAAGAGCACCTAGTATAAACAGTTAAAACTGCAACTATGGGGTGTTATCTTAAGAAGATTATCATATGCAGTAAAAACTAAAAGGGGTGGGACCAGAAGGTCCCGAAACGGGGGGGCAGAAGCCCCCCCGGGTACACTATAGTAGTACCCAACAGTAGAAAAAGTGCGTTAAACGCACCAGTTTGATAGTGACCAACACTTATAAAAGCGATGATCGAAGAGCAAAAAGTAAATGTATACGGATGAAAATCCG